GATGTTATAGATATTGTGATTAATGCTTATATTTAGCTGGCCAGACCTAGAATATTTAGCTGGCCAGACCTAGAATATTTAGCTGGCCAGACCTAGAATATTTAGCTGGCCAGACCTAGAATATTTAGCTGGCCAGACCTAGAATATTTCTATTTGATGAAGTAAAAGAACTCTATACACAACAATAAAAGCTATAAGACACTTACTCAACGCCTTATAGCTTTATTTAGTACTACTTCACCTGCTCAAAATATTTAAGAAATAAATTAACTATTTACTGTAATTATTGCAATAAAGTAATTATACATTATTATCTAAAAATAAGCAATAAGAAATTTATTAAAAAAGTTTCAAAAAAAGTGTTGACATATGTAAGCACTTTTTATATAATAATATCATAGCAAGTGAGCAAAACAAATAAAATAAATTTTAGAGGAGAATAATTATGAATATGAATTTAGAGATAGTTAAGAGAATTGATGCAGGAGAATGTGAGCAAATTTTAACAGAACAAGGTATAAAAGTTAAAGCAAGAAAGATAGATGAATTAATAGACTTAAAGCATTCTTGGTTAAAAGAAAATGGATTTGAATATTTAGGAAATACTACAAAAATAGTTAAAATTGGAACAACTGAAGAAGTATAAATAAAAAAAATAAAATAAAATTTAAAGGAGAATAATTATGAATATATTAGAATTATTTAATAGTGTTAAAGATACAACCCTATCAAGAGGAAAGAAAATATCATTTCTAAATAATATTTTCTTTCCTCACAATTTGTTAAAGATACATCATTTAAAAATGCTTGCGATGTAGATTTCTTTACTGAAGATTATATATTCAACTATAGAACATCTTTTGTAACAATTGACGATGAGGATGTTGTAGATTGTGTAAATGGAATATGGTCACTAATAGAAAGAATTAAATAATATTTTAAACTTGATGGTTTTAGTGGGGTTCAATTCCCCACCAAGTTTTAGTAGTACAAAACAAATAATAAAAATTAATGTATGAAATATTTGAAATTTAATTGATTGGGATTGACTAAGTAGGGTTCGATTCCCCATCTGGCATTTAACACAAAATAAAATAATTAAAGGAGAATAAAAGTGGAGATTTTATGTAAAAATTTTAACTCAAGATGCAAAAGGATAGGCTGTGACGGAAAAATAATTTATATATTTGGAGGAAAAATATTCGAAAGAACAGCTTGTCCTTCTAACAATTTTGCAAATTTAAAAAACACAAAAATTACATCTAGAATAGCAAAAGAAATTATTGCACAAGTAATTGGAAATGATTATAACTATATAGGATATAATTGGGAAAGTAACAGAAAATACTTATTCAGAATAAGTCAATCAACTCTAGACAACAATGCTCTTGGTAATAGAGTTGATTGGTCATACTGGCACAATTTTACAACAAAAGAGCTTTTGACTTTATTTACTAAAGAAGAAATAGATTTAGTAAATAAAGTGAGACCATATTCAAAAAAATAAAAATTAAAGGAGAATATAACATGATTTATTTTGGAACAAGGATAAGAAGAGAAGGACAAGAAGTTCATGTTTGGATATGCAAAAGCTGCAAAAGCGAAATATTAACAGTAAATAAAACAGAACCTTACTGCCTAAATAGCAAATGTATTAAAAATATTGATACAAATAATAACTAAATTAAATAGGAGGGTTAATCCCCTCCTGAAAGGAGAACAATATGCAAAACTTAAATATAAACATTTATAATGATATGACAGTTTTAAGTATAGCTAAACAAATAAAACTTAAAGTTTTAATGGCAATAGAAAACAAAGAACTATACAATAAAGTTTTAAATATAGAATCAGCAAACAGAATAATATTTCTTTTTGGTGAAATTTATAAAAGTAATGACAAGAAAACAATTGAAATTGAAACAGAAAGGATAATAAAAAAATGGCAATAACAGTAATGGGAATGATAATAATAATATTGTGTACTGTAATAATGATACTTTTTAGAGATTTAAGTTATAAAAATGAAGAAATAAACGAACTTTATAAAACAATAAAAGTAAAAAATATTAAAAATTAAAAGGAGAAATTAAAATGATTAAATTAGTAGACGCAGTAAATTATTTACAAAGTAATGGGTATATGGTTAAAAATGAGAATAATCTGTATAACATAATCGAAGTAAGAACTAAGAAGTACAAGTTTAGTCATCTAACAAGTCCTGAATTAATCGAATTAGTCGAAAAAATGATGATAGGAATATAAAAATAATAAAAGCTGTATTCTAAACTGAATACAGCTTTTAACTATAATAGAAAGGAAAACAAGTATATGAAAAAATACAATATTAAAAAATTAACTCTATCTAATTATATGTCTTTTCTCTGTTTTTTTGCAAGTGCGACATTTACAATAGCTTTAATGCAAAGCCAAGGATACGAATTTTGGGCAAAGTTAGTATTTTGTATCTATGCAATACCAACTGAAATGGGGAAATATTACTTTTCTCATGAAATATTTTATGGTAAAAGAATGGGTTGGCGTGTATATTGTGCTATTCTTGCATTGATGCTGTTTGGCATTTCTATTACTGCAAGTTTAGTATTTAGCGTAAATCAAGCTAATAAGCAAGAAAACAGCATGAAGAAAAACTCTATTGAGTATAAACAGGCACAAAAAGATCTAGAAGGCAAAGAGGCAAGAGAAAAGGCAATTGAGTTAAAAGGAAATAAGGATAAGACAATTGAAACGATTAATAAGCAAATAACAGACTTAGAAAATTCTAAAACAGCTGCAGTAAATGACTTAGTTAAAACTAGAGATAGTTATCCAAAGTCTTATCTAGATGTTAAGGCAAAATTAAACACAGAAATAAATAATAAAAGGTCTGAATATGATCAACAAATTAAAAATAAGAGAGATGAGTTGCTGAAGGTACAAGGTCAAGAAATTGTTGTGAATGAAGAAAACAAGAAAGATTTGAGTACTTTAAATCTAAAAGTTGAAGATGGTATGAGTTCGGTATTTGGTACAGAAGAGAATAAGAAAACAGTATTTTTTATATTTTCTTTGGTTTTGGAACTAACTGGAATAGGATTTTATATTGATGCAAAGAAAAAAGCGAACAGTACCACTCCCCCACTCCAAGAATTTGAACCAGATAGTTTAAAAGATTCTTCATCAAATAACAAAACAGATCTGGAAGCAGAAAACTTTAACTCACTTATATTTGATGAAGATAAAAAAACTAAAAAAGCCTCATTAGAAATCAAAGAAGAAAAAATTGAACCTAAAAAATTGGAAAATACTATCCCATCTTTTACTTCAACTGAAATAATTACACAAGAGGAATTTTTACCAATAAAACAAAAAATAACAAAAGAAAAAACTGTAAAAGAACTAACAAACACTTTAAATAAAAAAGTAATTGAGTATCTAGAATTTGAACGAGAAAATGGAAATAAAAAATTGCCAGGTCAAAGAAAATTATCAGGAATTTTAGCAGTCCCAGAACGAGAAGTTGGAAAAGTTTATGATTTCTTTGAAGGTCAAGGAAAGTTAGAAAGGAAATCAAATGGAACGTTTTGGAAATGATTTTACAATACTCTAGATGTAAAATTCTAGGGTATTTTTTTATTTGTCACAAAGAAAGTTGTCACAACACAAGAAAATTCTTTGTGACGTTTCCAGTTGTCACAAGAAAAATTGGAAATTGTCACAACACAAAAATTCTTGTCACAACACAAAAAAGTGTCACAATGAATATTGTCACAAAGAATCATGTTCAATTTCTTTCTACATGTAGAAGAAAAAAGCGTCACAATGAATATTGTCACAAAGAAATCTGTCACAAAGAAATCTGTCACAACACAAAAATATGGAAAACGTCACAAGCATAATTGGAAATTGTCACAAAGAAATTTGGAAACTGTCACAAGAATATTGTCACAACACAAAATCTGTCACAAAGAAATCTGTCACAACACAAGCTTTTTATCACAAGCGTGTCACAACACAAATTAATTAAAATGTAAAAATATATAAAACAATTTGAGATTACAAATAAAAGAATATTTGTAGATATTTAGAACTTGTATATCTTCATCAGATAGAAATATATTACAGTTAGTCAGCCTAAAATCAATTTTACAACTGGTAAAAACGATTATTTATAAAACAAATAAGTGTTGACAAATGTAAGCACTTATTATAATATTAGAGTATAAAATAACATTTGGAGGTAAAAATATAATGAGAGATATTAGAAATGTAAGGAAGTCAGGAAATAGTTTTACGATAACAATGCCTAGCTGGTATAGGAAAAAAGTGTTAGTTGAAACTGGAAAAAAAATTACGGCTTTTAGCTATGAAGTTGGTAAAAATAATGAGTTAAAATTGAAACCAATTTTTGAAAGTGAGGAAAATTAGATGGATAATATACAATTTAAGGAAGCAATTTTAAATTATAATTTTGCAGATCGTATTCTTGGAGAAAGAAAAGAACAAAATATAAGAGGTAAAAGAGTAATAAGATTTAAACAATGTCCCTGTTGTAACGGTAAAAAGTGGCATTTTGTTTATTTTCATGAGACTAATACATATAGCAGCTTTACACAATGTTGCAGAGGTGGAGATGCTTTTAACTATCTAGTCAATGTAGAAAAGATGAGTAGCTCTGAAGCTTTTAGAGAGATTAGCAATAATGTATATGATAGTACAAAACTAAGACCAGTTACATTTGATGAAGAAAGAAAAGACTTTAAAAGCTTACATGTTTTTTATGATGCTATAAGCAGAAAATATAGACAATTAGTAAGAAGACATGACAATGAAAAATATACTGAACTTATAAAACAGTATGATAGAAATATAAATTATGTTGAGACAACATTAGAAGAAGTAAAATTAGCCATAAAATTCTATGATAAATATACAGATATTTTTATAAACTCTGACTTTTATAATGATTACAATTATTTAAAAGATATAATAGACAATTTTAATAATTTATATAATGCAGAAGTAACAGCAGTATTAGAATTATCACAAAGATATAGATAAATTAATTTTAAAAAAGTGTTGACATATGTAAGCACTTTTTATATAATAAGAATATAGAAACGAGCAAAACAAAAAAATAAAACTTAAAGGAGAATGTTATTATGGAAAAAGTAAATGAAATGATTAAGAGAGTAAATAAAATTGTTAAAAAGGTAAAGCTAGAAGGTGAGTTCGTTGGAAAAGTTAATTGTAATGAAATAAATGAATTGTCAAAAAGTGGTTACATGTCAGAGGCTATTGAAGGAGGAAGATACAAAGTAACTGCAATTGCATTTGAAGAAATTAATTTTGATGAGTTTACAAATGAGGTTTATAAAAGCGAAGCAGAGTACAGAGAATCAATAGACGAAGAAATATATTATGATGAAGAAGATGAAGAAATGTATTATGACAGATGTACACAAGAATTTTATTATGCATCTGACTTAAAAGAAATGGAATATATTGAAAAAAATTGGGGAAACGAGCCTTTTTAGGCTCTAGTGCTCAAATGATAATAAAAGTTTTGGTAGGGTTGATAATTGGAATAATTTTTATGAAAATATTAAAAGGAGAATAAATATGAATATATATAAGAAGTTGATTAATGTACAAATAGAATTAAAAGCACCAAAGAATCAATATAATAGCTTTGGTAAATATAAATATAGAAGCTGTGAAGATGTTCTTGAAGCTTTGAAGCCTATTCTAAACTGTAATGGGTTAACATTGATATTAGGGGATGAAATAATTAATGTTGAAGGTAGATTTTATATAAAATCTACTGCAAAACTAATTGACATTGATACAGGAGAAAAGATAGAAACAGCTGCAATTGCAAGAGAAGAAGAAGTAAAAAAGGGAATGGATTCAAGCCAAATAACAGGAAGCTGTTCATCTTATGCTAGGAAATACGCTTTAAATGGTCTTTTCTTAATAGATGATACAAAAGATTCTGATTCAACAAATACAAATGAAGAAAGTAAAAAAGAAGTTAAGAAAGAAGTTAAATTAGATAAAAAAACTAAAATGAATGAAGTTTGGAAGGTATTTATAAATAAATTCGCTGATAAAGCAAAAGAAGAGTTTACAAAAGAAACTGGACTCAACACTTTAGATGTTGAGGAAAAGAAAGCAAATGAATTATATAACAAATATATAAGAGTGCAATAAAGCACTCTCTACACAAGAATAAAAGGGGGATTTTAAGCATGTTAGAAGTAATAAAAGAGTTATATTCTGTAGGTTATAGATTTTATCTAAAAGATGATGTACTTTATCTTAATCAAAGAAATATTTCTGAAAAAAAAGAAGACATTTTAAATTCACTCAAAAATAAAAACATGAGAGAAAAAATAAAACAAGAAATTTCTACATTCAGACAAATTAAATTAAGTTTGAATAAGTTTACATTAAATGAGATTACGAATTTGATGTCAAATAAATACTTAAACATTATCAATTGTGACTATGATTTAATCAGCAAAACAATAATATTAGTCTTTAAAATTTCAGATCAAATTGATAAAAGAGATTTTGAATATATAAATATATTATCAAATTTTGGAGGTGCTGAGAGTGCCTAAAAAATTAGATGAGATACTAGTCAACCAAATTCAAAAAGATTTAAATAACAATATTAGAATTTGTGAGGTTGCAAGAAGAAATAAAGTAAGCAGTACGACAGTTTCTAGGGTTGCAACTGGAAATTACTTGAGTAAAAGAGATGAAATAAAAGTAATCCACAACTCTAGAGTACCTAAAGAAATTTCTATATTTTATGAAAAAAGGAAACTTTTCATAAATGAAATGAGAAAAATACAACAAGAAGATACAATAATTGCAAAGACATGTTGCTATGATAAAAGCTCTAGATTTAAAAGAATTAAAATAAAATTTTTAAGTAGAAATTGTGATATTTTCTACTTTATTAATCTAGATAATAACAGAGTACTATGCTTTAAGTTTGGAGACTTTTTGACTCAAGATATATTTATAGAAAAATTTGGTGTAAATATATGAGCAAAAAAGATTTTGATGAAATCTTTAAGACTTTTAAATTAATAGTTGATACTAGAGAAAATCAAAATTCACACATTACAAATATATTCAAAAAACATAATGTTCAGATAGTATATGATAAATTAGAATTTGCTGACTATTCATGTGTATGTTGCGATTATGACTTTAGAAATGATATCGTTGTAGAAAGAAAAATGAATATTGATGAATTTTGCAATAATATTACTAGAAAAAGAATACAATTTGAAAATGAATTGAATAAATCAGCTGAAAATAACACAAGATTTCAACTTATAATAGAAGAAACAAGTTACATTGATGTATTAAATGAAGCTTATAGAAGTAAAACAAATCAACAAAGTATAATTGCAACTCTCAATACTTATAAATTTAGATATAATTTTGACTATATATTTTTAGATAAAAAAGCAAGTGCAAATTATATATATAATTATTTCAAATATTTCATAAGAGAATATCTTAAGCAAAATAAAATAATTTAAAAGATTCTTTATCAAATAGAGACTAACTAGGTTTAGTCTCTTGATTTTAAATGAGAGGAAAATGTAAAAATGACTATTAATTATGATTATATGACAATAGAAAGAGTTACTTTGTTACAAATAGAAAATAAGAGGATGACTGCAAAAATAAATTTTATTGATGATTCTAGCTGTAAAACTTTTGTGGCCAGGATAATCTTTTTATCAGAAGAAAGTTTGAGAAAGGTACAGAGAGCAAAAGAATTGAAGAAGAAGATTAAAATAGAGATAAGCGTACTTGACAGGTACGTAACAAGAATCACTTCTATTGATGAAGATAAAATAATATATGACAACAATTTGAATTCTGGAGGTAATAATGAGATATGAAAAAGCAATTCTTGAAATTACTACAGTTTGTGAAAATTGTGGATATACATCAGTTAGAAAAGTTAGTATGTTTGATATGAGAATTAATCATAAAAAAGTGTCAAGAAACTTCCATGATAATGATATTTGCATAAAATGTTATAATAGTACTGAAGAAGAAAAATTAGAAAGAGAGGGAGAAAATAGTCTAGAAATAGATTATTTTTATGAATAAATGGAATTTTATAAAATTGGAATAAATGATAATAGAATAAACTTAGATTTAAAAGAGCAATCTGCAAAAGTAGAGGAAGAACTACAAGAATTGTTAGAAGAAGTAAATAAATCAATGAATAATGAATTAACTTATTTAGAAGAATTACACATTATAGACAATATGTATTCAGAATGTTTTGATGTTATACAAGCATGCATTACTTTTTTGTCTATATTGGAATCTTGTACTTCTACAAGCAAGGACGTTATTGAATCAAAATATGTAAAGCACATTGAAAAGCTTGTCGAAAGGAAGTGGAAAATTGAAAGATTGTGATATAATATGTTGTCGATACTTTTTTAAAATAGCCAAAAATGTATAAACGTAAAATATCCAACTAAAATAAATTAGTTGGCTATTTCTATTTACACAAAACAAAAGAATAATTTACAAAAGAGAATAATATGTTAAAACTTTTAATACTAGAATAAATATAACATTTTTCTAAGTAATTGTGAAGCTAAGAAATAAATTGAATTTCTACTTGATGAAGATAAAACAAAAACATGCTGCCATTTTATTTTTAGCAACATGTTTTATATTAGCACTACTACAAAAAATTGTTATATATATTATTGCTTATTTATTCTGCATTGTTCTACTCTTTCTTCAATAACTGCTATTTTTTCTAGTATAGATGTTATTTGAAAATGTACTTGATTCAATGACTCACTATTTTTTTCGTTATTTTTTTCTGCTATAACTAAACTTTTTGTAATCAGATCAATTAATTGCATCTGTGTTTTAGTCATTTCTTTTATTTCTAAACATAAGTTACTCATATTGTTGTCTTTGTACGTCTTAAACGCGTCTATTACCTTTATTGCTATTCTATATGCTATAATTAAAATAGCAGTCGCAATTGGCAAATTTATAAGGTCTGTAGCTGTTAATATATCGCTCATTTTAATACCTCTTTTCTTTGTAGTAGTGTAATTTTATTTTTTTAGTAACTTGTATAGTCTGGTAACCATAGCACAAACAGCAAACGTTGGCATTGGCTTATTTGGGTCATTCATCCAAGCGGTATCATACAATAATTTTAAATCAATTGCCTCTTTTATTAAATCCTTTTTCCATTGTTCGCTATCGGCTGGAGTTACTACTGCATCAGGCTTTTTTACTTCATCAAATGTAAGAGGGTTTAAGTTTTCAGCCTCGCAAACAGATTTGTAATAAACCATAGCTAATTTTCCATTTTCAATATTTTCATGAATCCACGTTGCCTGGTTTATCTCATCATGAAAATCATTTTCTATTAGTACAGCACTTGCTAAAGTTTTTCGTAGTTCTTTTAACTCTGAATATTCTCTTATGCTTCTACAACCCCACTTAGAGATTGTAGTCATATTAGTTTTAATTTTTTCTGCTAATTTTTTTCCACTTCCAGAACCAAAATAAAAACAGCTAAAACCGCTTGCTTGGCTATTATATGCGTCTGTATGCAGTGCTACATGCCAAGTATTACCGCCCATTAAATTGTAAAAGTTGTTACTTAATTGAACCGCTTTTGTTAGTCTCTCATCTTCTGTCATACTAAAAAATTCTTCGCAAACAATACACTTAAATCTATTATCCTTATCAAATAATTCTTTAATTTTAAAAGCTAATGCTCTCATATGTTGCTCTTCTGTATCACCCATTTTACATGCGTTCCAAGGCTGTGAAGAAGGGCTTAAAAATACTCCTATAGCCATAATAAAACCACCTTTCTAAGAATAAATACCACCTGGATTAATTAAATGATATATTAAAACCATTCCAACAATTCCTGATGATGCATAGTTTACAGCGCCTCCAACACTTCCACCTCCGCCAGCACCATATCCAAAACCAGTTTGACCAGAACCATCAGCGGGTGTGTCTCCTCCAACATCAGAACCATAGCCGCCGCCGCCACCGCCTCCTCCACCAGGTGGAGGGGAACTAGCGCCGGTATAATGACCACCTGCACCACCATTCCCTCCATAACCAGCACCACCTCCACCGCCATAATGAGCAGATGAGTCGCTTCCAGAAGTTCCAGAAGTTCCAGTTCCTGTAAAATCTAAAAGAGGTATCGAATTAATATTAGTACCGGTTCCTCCAGAACCTGAAGTTGTTCCTGATGCTGAACTTCCATTTGATGAGATGCCCGCACCCCCTCCACCATAGTAACTAGTAGCACTACCGCCAGATGCTGATTCAGAATTTCCACCATTTCCTCCATACGATCCACTACCAGTTCCAGAACCTCCTCCACCACCAGCCATTCCACCAGTTCCACCTGCATGACCACCACCGTTAGCTTGACCGCCACCACCACCAGATGCTGAATATACACCAATTCCAGGCATTACTATTGATGTTGTTCCTCCTGAATTTCCAGCTGTATTATTATTATTAGATTTAGATCCACCTGCTCCTACAGTAATCGACAATCTAGTAAAAGCTGGTAAATTTATTGAATGTCTTCTACAAATTCCAGAGGCACCTCCGCCGCCTCCACCTAAGGCTGGACTACCTCCAGAATAACCAGTTGCTCCTCCACCTCCACCACCAACTAATATCAATTTATAGTTTCCAGAAACTGGAGTTATCCAAGAATAAGTTCCAGCAACGTTATAAAATTGACTTACAATAGTTTTATTCTCAGGATTAAGTAATATAAAATCAGTTCCATCGTAAACTAGATTATATTCACCACCAGCGACAATATCATTAGTTTCAATATCAACTTTAATTCCACCTATAAATCTTTTTATATTTTTTGCTGATGATCCATTTATAACCATAGTTGAAGCACCTGTATTAGATACATCAGCTTTAAAAGTTATGTTTAATCCATTGTAAACGCCATATACATATATTTTTTCATTACTTAAATTTATATTATATGCATCTGTCCCAGCACCTGAGCTACTATTAATTTCATCTCTTCGAGATGGCTTTTTTAATATAAAGTAAGTTCCATCATAGAAAACTTCATACATTCTATTAATTGCAATATCTCCATAAAACAGATCGATTAAACTTCCTTCAATTTCTTTTTTTATAGTTTTTGCTCCTAAATTATTTACATTAAGTGTTGCACCTGCTGTATTTGTTGCGTTTGCTATAAAGGTTAAAGTATGTCCAACTTGATAATTATAGTTTGTATTTGTTATTGCTAAGATATAAGCGTTTCCCGTATTTGTAGTTGTGTTATGTCTATTACTTAAAAATTCAATTTCATTTTCAATATTATTCATTCTGCTAGCTGTAATTGCTGTTCCTGCCTGTGTAATTGTGCCAGGCTCGGGCACTAATTCAACTGTATCAGTATCTATATCAGTTTTAGTGTATCTTCTTGCATATTGTACAACTCTGTCAATCCATGTTTGTTTAGCATATGCCATTTATTTCACCTCTTTAATTTAAGTTTTGTAATTCGGTACCGCAAATACTTCTTTCTTCACCGCAGTATCTAAAAGCATCTATCATTTTGTCTATCAAATCTTTTAATGCTAATATATCATTTTCCATTCTATTTAGATCAATATAGCTTATAGCATCTAACTCAACCCATGTAGTTTTTGGGTCAATCCATGTCATAAATGGAGTATATATTTTTAAGGATAAAATATCTGTTTCTATTCTATTTAGTCCAGTGTAATATTCTATATAAAACTTGTCTCTATTTAGTACCGAAGTTGATATAGTTGGACTTGTCATAAATGTATTTAGATAGTCACTTAAATATTTTATATTGTTTTCTATTCTATTTAAGTCACCAAAATTTAAATAATCTGTAGCCGTCCAATTGGTCTTAGGTGTTATCCATGCCAAATTATCACCCCTTTACAATAATATTGCTTTTTAAAGCACCATTATATTTAAAATCCTGCTGTATGATATAAGAATCTTCTAAATCGTCAAATCTGGTCTCTACATTAATTATATCATTTAATTCTAAAAATGGACTACCTAAAAATGGCACATTTATGTTATTTTTTAATACATAAACTGCATGTAGATTATCAATCAAATTTTCTGCAATAGCCACACTTGAAACTAGTTTGTTATCTATTTCTATCTCTTGGCCACTTGCATTATAATTCACTCTGTATAAAGTTTTGTTTTCTTTTATTTTTTTGCCAGTTAATATTATTTCTATGTTTCCAGTTGCTGTAATATTTAATAATGTAGCTTTAGTATATGCAGTTGTAGAATTAATTGTTCCAGAACTAACTGTTGCACTTATATTACTTGCCATATCATGTTCTATCCAAATATTTTCAGTGCCCGATATTGGTAAAGTACCTTTATGAATTTCTGATGAAGTAGACTCCTCTGTAAAGCTGTAGATATATGTTGATATAGTTTTAACTTGGTCATCTAAAACAATCTTGGGGAACTTTTCCATTCTGTGTAGAGGTAAAACATAATTAGTGTTAACAGTTGACATCTTTTTAATTTGAATTACTCCAAACCTATTCACGTACATAATTCCACCACATACAGCCACTATTTTCTGCAAGCATTGTTTGTAGCTTTCTATATTCAAGCAACTATTTATAGATACTGTAGAAAAATAGCTATCAATACTGTATAAACTAGAATCAATATTAGCATCTGTAAATATATCTGTAATCATTGTAGCAGCTGTTTTAGTTCCTAATACACTTTTCATATATTTACTACTCAATGTAGATAAAATATCCTCAGCTGTAAAGCTTGCTGATATGCTGTTAGTGTCAGATTCCCAACTTTTTAAATAGAATGTACCCATATTACAGTATTCATTGTTTACACCTAGATAACACTTTACTTTTTGTTGCAACTGCAAGTAGTTAAATATTCCCGAAGGATTTAAGATATCATATTCCTTATCAGAGTTATCTATTTTCCAGTCAATTTTGTTCGGAACACATTCACTCATATCTAGATCAAGAGACTCACTTACATTAAATTCTAATAGTTTATAAGTTTTATCATAAACTCTTATGAGACCAAATATAAACTCTTTTATTCTTGCTCTTCTATTTGCAGTACTCCATTTTTTTATAACTAATTCTATTTTTCTGTAATCAGAAACTCCACCATAATTTACATAAGTTACCAATGTGTTATCTGTAACTGTTTTAGTGTCTATTACAGCATTTGAAGAATTGTAGCTTATAATATCGAAGTCTACAGCGTACTCATTAAAATCAGTATCAAATACAACTGTATAACCTATACTGTCATGGTCAGTCGTAAAACTAAAAGTTAATTTCTCGTTTGGAGTAAAATTTGCCGAACTATCACAGAAGTTTTCACTCCACCAGCCATATACTTTAGATGTGTTAGAAGGGACTAAGACAGTCCCATCTAATAAACATCTATAGTCTTCCATTGTTAATAGTCTTTTTCCTAATACATAATCGAAATCATAAACCTCTGTATATGTTGATAATGCTTGTTTTGACGTTCCTGTTACAGTTACGTCTTCATTTGCTGTAATATCTATCTGATCCCATACTATTTTACCAAATACTTCTAGATAATTAGAATTAAAAGTATCTTTATAAGATTGACTTACATTTAGCATTTTAGATACCTCACATTTCTATAAAATTCATGCTTAAATTTTCAAATATAATATTTCCATTTTTTATTAATGCTATTGGCATTGTCCTGTCGCCTACATAAAAATTACCTGTTACTGTGCTATTTGTAACAAAGTTTTGATAAGTAACAGTAATTTTAGTAGCACTTACCGCACTTAGCAATGTGCTCATTTGTGATTCAGTAAGACCATTCCAAACCATGTTCAATTTATATTTTGTAGCTATTTTTTGAAATATTAAATCTCCATTAACATTCCTATAGCTGTCTGAAATATCATATATATCTTGTTGAAATTTACTAGGAGTAGCAATCGTTACTCCATTTACTTGTAATACCATACTTACTACCTCCTAATCACTAATGGTGTACCATTTTTGTTTGAAATATCATTTAAGTGAGTATATGTTTGTTGCGCAATAGTTTTAGAATCAAGGGTTACAACTAAATTTATAGGTGTAGAATTTTGATTACTGTTACCTACATTACTCCACATCATAGCATTATTTACAGCAGTGTTAACCGCATTTGTTACCAACTTATTTAAATATCCATTTTGGTCTAAAGGAACTACTGCTTCTGGTATTCCTGCTTCACCTATAAGTCCAATCGTTGGCTTACTTACTATACCACCACTTGCAAACTGTGGTACTTCTTTTTCTTTTTTACCTGGAACTATATTATTAAATGTTCCAGGTGCAACAAAAATCGGAGGAATTATTGCTGCTGCAATCCTTGATACCGAACTTTCTATAACTCCACCAACGGAGCTTAAACTTGAGCTTGCCGAGCTTACACCTGTACTTGCTGCACTTGATACCGAACTAGTTATTGAACTTGCTGCACTTGTTACCGAATTAGCAGCTGCATTTGCTTTTGCAATTATAGATGCACCAACTGCGACTGTTCCTAACTTGCTTAAAGTAGATGCTGTTCCTTCAATGTCTATTGTTGATACAAACTCTTTTTTTAATGCTGAAAATGTATTAGTTAAGTTTTTCCAGCTTGGTATTGTTGCACTTATTGAAACACCAACAGTTGACGCAAGTGATTTTATTCCGCTTACAAAGTTTGAAAATGCACTTGTTATCGTGCTTCCAAAAGAATTAGCCCACTTTACAGCTGTATCCATTATTCCAGAAAAAAAGCTAACAATATTGTTTTGAGCATCTTTTGCAAAAGCTGAAACTGCTGAAAGTGAATTATTTGCCCAATTGACCAATGTTTCTTGCCAACTTACATCAAACGATCCAAATACTCCATAAACAGCCTCTAATGAATTAGAAATTGGAATATACCATTCGTTTGATTTTCTCCATGTTTCATATGAGTTTACAAGGTTTTGATTAATTTGTTCGTTTTGCTTTATACCACCCTCAAATAATTCATTATTAATTCCTTCCATGGTTGAATTAGTTTCTCTTTTAAACTTAGCTTTATATTCTATAACTTTGTTTAAAGCACCTTGCAAAGTATCTTCTTGCCCTTGAATATATAAATCTTTATAAATTTTTTGATTAGTCAAGTTTTGGTTATAAGTATTAATATGTTGGTTATTGATTAAAGCATTGTTAACGATAGTATTGTTTAGTGATGTATTGTTCAAAATATTATTAGATGTTAAATAATTTGAGTTATAAATAGCTTGTTGGTTAAATAACTGATTATATAAAATATTTTTTTGCATTATAAGTTGATTATTAAATACTGATTGATTAGCAATAGCATTATTATTAAATGCATAATCATTAGCAATCATGTTATTTTTAAAAGCATAGTCATTATTAACCGAATTATTATTATATATACTTTGCTTGTTTAGCAGTTCATTGTAAAACAAAGTACGATTTGTATTTGTAGTTGTTTCATATGTTTTCCATTGCTGTTCTAAACTATTAACTAATTCTTGCTGTTTTACTTCTATTGGAATCTTGTTCGTTTCAATTATTTCTGATATCTTGTTATATGCTTCTTGTAGCTTGCTAGAGAATTCTCCAACGACAACTCCAATTTCAATAGCTGGCTTAAAGCTTTGAACATAATTGGATAACCTATTAAATTCAGAACTCCAGTCACTTAATATAGTTTGAACCTTTACAGCTTCCACTTTTGGTAATTCTGGCATTGGCGGAACAGGACCAAAAGCAATTGGTATTATTACCTTGTCTTTATCTAATTTTTCTCCACTTGATGGAGTTACTTCATCAACAGTAGCTGGCTTACCTAGTCCACTACTTCCTCCTCCACTAGGCGAACCACCACCACCTTTGTCCTTTTGAATTAAATGCAACTCGTCAAAGCTTTGGATATTATCCGATACTGCTTTTCCCAAATCCTTTTGTGCATCAGTCTCAGCATTCGTTGCATCCGTATCAGCTTCAGCATCCATTGCCCTTTTTTTAACCGCTGCTGAATATGTATCAAAACTTTTTCCTGCATCATCAAAAGCTTTTTTGAATGCCTTGATTGGATTTTCTAAATTAAGAATTGCCTTAACTCCTGCCCAAATTCCTGCAACTGCTTGATACACACCTCTAGCAACCTTTAGAAATCCATCGGCCAGGTCTTGTAAAAATGGCATTATAGAAGAACTTGTAATTCTTAATATTGCATTCCAAAGAGGTTCGAAAGCCATGCCAACAGTAACTTTTACCTCTTGCCATTGATTCTGTATTTTTCTCGCAAGATTAGCACTACTATTTTGTGTTGCTGCAAAATCACCCTTGGCATAGTTAGTTCTTTGCATTAAAACCCCTAACTCTGCCTGAAGCTTTATTTCTTGACTTAAGTCTTTCCCTCTTTTTGCTCCTAAATTATTATAAGCATATTGTTTTACCATGTTGTCTGTTATCGTAACCCCAATAGCCTTCATTCTCTCATGTTCCCCAGTTAGAGATTGCTGAACCATTTTAACCGCTGTTGCTTGGTCTACGTTTTCTTGAGAAGATATATCATAAGCTCTTTCGATAACTTGTTTTGATGTTTGTATTGCTTCACCTTGAGATTGACCCGACTGTCTAAATTGTTGATATGTGTTGGCTGTTTGGGTTTTTACAGCCATTCTAGATGCACCCATACCAGCCATTTTGTCAGCAAATTTGTTAGCAGCTTCTCTTTGTCCACCAATTTTTACATCATAAGCATTTTGAGTCTCCATGGCATTAACAGCAGCAGGAACACTCCAAGCAGCTAATCCAATTAGTCCTGCTATAATTAATCCTATTCCAACTGTAACTGGTCCAAGTGCTGTTGCAAGTCCTGTCGCTCCTTCTATTAATCCAGAAAAAGCGCTTCCTCCAGCGCTTCCCATTCCAGCCAAAGCCGAAGATGTTCCACCTATTCCACTAATTAAACTTGAATTAGTTCCAATCATTCTAGCCATTCCAGTAGCTATACCAGAAAACTCGTTTTTACCTGCTATATTTTTTAACGAATTTCCAAATAAATTCAACGACTGACCTAGCGTAGAAGTGTTGGCATTAGTGTTTTTAATCCCAGTTTGAACATTGTTTAAACTTGCTCTTGCAGAATTTTGTATATTGCTAAACATATTGCCAATTCCACTCAAGTTGTTTGCAAGTCCACCAGTTCCACCCTTGCCAACGTTGTTCATCGTAGATTTAACCTGATTAAGTTTAGAAATGGCTTGGTCACTGTTTACCGTTATTTTTATGTCTAAATTTTCAACTGACATTTAATAACCTCCTCTCTATATTAAAAACGCTTCATCAGATAGAAACATTCCATCCTTAGAAGCATTATATTTTTTTATTCTTAACAAAATATTTTTTTGAGTTAAAATATTTCCTAAGCTTTAATTCTGTATTTTCTCTATTCATTTGTCTTTCTAATTCTTTATTTTGTTCTATTATTTCCTTGTCATACTGCCATATGTCATTAAAAGTTGGGAATTGTTTAGGTTCATTAAACCCTATTGAAACTAGCCTAGCATGTGTATGCAAGTCTTTTCTATAACTCTTTAATTTGTCATTCCTACCATCAATAATTTTTGTTATTTCTATTATTGTAGAGTTCCAAAATAATTCTACATTTTCACTTATTGCAAGCCAACTATAAAATAAGTTGTCAATTTCTTCTAATAAGCTAACTTGCTTTAAGCGTTTTTTTCTGATTCCATTGCTCTTTTTATTCTATTTTCCGTTTCTTCATCAGTCTCAATTTTTGATTCAGGTACAGTTATTCCAATTGATGCCAAGGTTTCAGCAGTTCTTTTTTCATGTTTTAAAAATGCCAATCCTGCTAGTCTGAATACTTCAAAAGTCAAAGCAGTTAACTCTTTTAATCCATACCCTTCATCTATCCATTCATCATACAAATCGCTTAATTCATCTAAAGAGATTTCTTCAACACTTGCCAATTTAATTATTTTCAATAAGTCTTCTAAGTTATTTGTATCAACTGCATTTAATAATAAGTTTATAGGATTTATTTTGTCTTCACTTAAGACTTTTCTTATAGTTCTAGTAGTCAATCTTAAATTTAATTGTTTAGAGGCAAACTTTACACTTGTAGTAATCATATTATTATTTTCCTTTTCATTTATAATTTTATTTTTTAAAGCTAAATGGAGTGATATTTTGTTCTAATTTTAATCACTCCATTATTGATTAAGTGGGGTTGGTCCACGTAAAATCAGTACTTGCAGAAATGTTAGCAGTAAAAGTTAATTTATCGTCAACCTTTGCGCCATCCATGCTTACAGTAACATAACCTCTCCAAATTACATATGTTCCATCATCATACAGAACCTTAAAATAATCAGATGTATTATCAGATTCTTCACTTGCTTCCATGCCTTTTAATACTCTAAAGTTAGAAGTTGAACCACTATTGTCAAATATAAATTTAAAAGCCATATCCCCAGGATCTTTTAATCCTGGCATGTTTGTTTTAATTGTAGAAGCTAAATTAGTTGTATCAATTTTGCCAGGTTTTCCACCGATCTCAGGCAACTCCATAACTCCTAATATTTCTGTATATACAGAACCTGCTTCACTATAATAAAATTTACTTCCTTTCGTTTTAACTGCCATTTTAAGCCCTCCTTAAATATTTGTGAATAAGAATATAGCATCAACCGAAATAGATGCTGTAAAGGTTAATTTGTCATCTATTTTAGCACTATCCATTGATACTGTTACATATCCCTCAAACTCTACACTTGTTCCATCATCATAAGTTATTTTAAAATATCCTAATGTTTCATTTGTCTCAAGAGTTTTAAGTGTTTGCCAGTTCGCCGAATTATCATAAATAAATTTGAACTGTAAATCACCTGGATCTTTTAAGCCAGGTACATTTGTCTTTATTGTACTAGCTAAGTGTGTTGTATCAATCTTACCAGGTTTTCCACCAATCTCAGGTATTTCTAAAACTAAATCTATATTAGTAAATCCTACATCAGTAGTATTAGACTTAGCCCATTTTGGAGTATTTGCAGATGTAAATAAATAATAATCTGCTGCATTATTTCCATATTCTATTCCCTGTTGGTCATATATTGTATTGTTTGCAACTGTTAATTTCTTTCCATTTTCAGCAGCGGTGAATACGAAGGTTATACTTCTTGTAGCAAAGTCATATGTAGCACTTGTATAATTTCCTGCTGTTCCATCATATGCGAAATATGCCTTCATATTAGCATTGTTTGCAAATAATGTTCCAGTGCTATTGCTGCATAATGCTCTATCAAAATATACTACCAATTTAGTCGTAGAATTATTTGCACTTGTTTGATCTAAAAAAGCTACTGTTTTATTTATTATTTTACTAGAGAATAACGTGCCTTGTGTCTTAACAGCCATTTTTATTCTCCTTTCTTAACTTATTTTAATGTCTCTTCTACAGCCTTAATCAACTTACTTCTATTGTCTGAAAACGTGTTTATAAGCCACTTATACCCTTTTGAAAAGTTTGGTCTTTCGTGAACATAAATTGCATAATGTGCATCATAACAAATTTTAGTTTCATTTCCTGCCTGCTTTACGTTTCCAGAACTCTTAAGAAACCCTGTGATTACTGGACATATAGCTTTCGACTTATCTAATATTTCATTCGATTCAATCAAAACAGTTTTAGGAACATCAACTTTTAACTTTTTAACCAAGCTGTCAATGCTTTTTGTTCCGCTGACAACATTTATATTAACATTCAAGTTATCACCTTCTAACTTATTCTTACATCAAAATTCAATGAAAATTCTGAGTTATTTACTGCATCTTTGCCAAGGCTTATAATATCTGACTTAGATGTAATATAATAATTTAGTCCAGAGTCATCTATGGCATGATGAGAAAACAGTATAAATAGTGCTTCAGCTCTTGTAATTCCATTACTATAAGAAGAATCCCTTACTATTATCTGAAATGTAGATTTTCGTATTGTTACTGGCTTTCCTGAACTTGTTACAATTTCTCCATAACTTCCAGTTAAAAAGAGCCCTAATGTCACATTTGGACTATCCGTTGGTATAATTCCAGTGTATACGCTAGTTTCCGTAACTGGCAAGTTAGATTTTATTACGCTTAATAATGACATATTAGACTCCTTTCAACATAGATTTATAGAATACTATTTTACTTTTATCTTGACACTTCTTGCATGAATAAACTTGGTATGTAATATTATCAAATGTTATTTTTGAGTTAACTGGCACTTCGGTACTAGAAAATACTTTACCTTCTAAAACTATCATGTTTACACCTTGCCCAAAATTTGCTTTTGCTAAAATTACTCTGCACTTCAAACTAGTACTAGTATAAGTCATTTCACCATATTCGTTCTGAGTTCCAGGTGTAAGCACTGTTATTGTATTACAAAAATAATCAGTTATCATAATAATTCACCTTGTACATTTTCCTAAATTTGTTCAAGCTTGATGAATTTTTCTGAACAAATTGTTTGACATCTGATGAAGTAAAATATTTGATAGAGTAATCATCTATTGTCTCCTCAGATACATTGCTATTTTGTACAACATTAGTTTTAGCAAATTCGGAGACAAATTGCAAAAATTGTTGTGGAAAAATACATAAATCAATTTGACATTCAATTGTTTCTGTTCTCATAACCTTACTAGCTTCAATTGTAATTACTCCATTTGTAAATGTTTTAACCTGATATATTCCATCATTCCAAACACTACCATATATCAGAAAAAAATCGCCAATCGCTAACGGTAATGTAGTTGTCAAGGTAATTGTGGTAGGTGTAAAAATCATTGATACACTTTCATTGTTGTTAGAAGCAAATTTATCATTGCAATATTCTGTAAGTTGTTCAATCATCATAGGGATAAGTAAGTCTATTTGTGTATCATAATCCGTTGATGATATCCCTAAAAACTGTTTAATCGTGGTTTTGTTTATTGCCATTGTAACACCACCTACGCTCTTTTATTTGTGAATTCGAAAGAAAAGTTAATTTAGAGTAAAATGTTTCTTTCTTTTCATTTCCTTCGAATATCCCAATATTCTCAAGAGCTTTTAATCTTGTTTGTTCTAGTTCTTTAATGCAATTTTTATAATTATCTAAATAGCTCATAATATTTAATTATCAACTCCATTTTTTTACCACATTTGTTTAAACTCATCTGGGATAATTGCCAACATTTCTGCTTCAGTCTCAAATAATAATAATTCTGGTTGTCCTGTCGCGATTTCTTCACCTTTGTTTACAAATCCATAATGCCACACGTCTAATCGATTTGTAGCCACCCAATAAGTATCATTTTCTGCTATAATTCTCGTCATATTATCACCCCTAAACTACTGTAAATCCTGTTATTGACCATCCTCGACCTTGTAAAGTTGTTACTGCTGCGTCTGATGTTGCTGACCTTGTTTTTCCTGTTGCTGTAAATGTTCCGTTGTTTTTTGTTGTTGTTGCATAGTTTATTAGTGTTTGGTCCATGTCGTTTGTTGTTAACCCTGTGTTTGATAGACGTGTTATCGTTGGTATTCCCGTACTAATGGGTGTGTATATACCTGTTATTTGTGTGCAATTACTCAAATCTAATAAGTAAGTTATTTTACCTTGTAAATCAGCTAAACTACCTGTTACCTGAACACAGTTATATAAGCTTAAAGTAGAAGTTAATTTACCTTGCAAATCAGCTAAACTACCTATTATTTGAGCACAATTACTCAAGTCTAAAGAATAAGTTAATTTACCTTGCAAATCAGCTAAACTACCTATTATTTGAGCACAATTGCCCAAATTCAAAAGATAAGTTAATTTACCTTGCAAATCAGCTAAACTACCTGTTATTTGAGCACAATTATATAAGTTTAAATTAGCAGTTATTTTACCTTGCAAATCAGCTAAACTACCTGTTATTTGAGCACAATTATATAAGTTTAAAGTAGCAGTTAATTTACCTTGCAAATCAGCTAAACTACCTGTTATTTGAGCACAATTATATAAGTTTAAAGTAGCAGTTAATTTACCTTGCAAATCAGCTAAACTACCAGTTGCCTGAGTACAACTATCTAAACTTAAAGAATAAGTTAATTTACCTTGCAAATTTTTAAGTTTACCTTTAAATCTTGCATCTGTTCCGTTGTCATTAACCTGTACAGTACTTCCATTAATTTTTTTAGAATAAAGCTTAACGGTTCCAGCATTTGCTAAAGTAAACGCTGGTCTGCTTGCAATACTAATACGACCGTCTGGAAATACCCATTTTACAGGGCATCCAGTCACACTAAAATCAAAAAGTCCAGCATCACAAGGTAGTAGAATAGGTTTCAAAGCTTTTTGAGTTCGATTCAAAACTGGATTAATCACAGTAACATCCCCTCTATCACAACATCAAACCGTTCATCCGCCTGTGGTGTATATGCTCCTGCATCTTGCAATGTGAAATATAATTTAGTATCAGCACTTGCCAATTTTCCTATCCATTGTCCACTATCACTCAAACATCTATGATTCAAAGCCGTTTGATAACCATTTCCACAAGGTATTACTATACCTCCACTTTGTGCTGTAGCATCATCGATACTTAATTCCGCATTGTCATTTGTTGCTGTAAAGGTATTCATAAATACCCATAAATTCGCTGATAATTGAGCTGATGTTGGTTTTACACTACTTACAATTCTAGCATTTGTTATGCAGAAAAATTGACCAACTACAGCCCCAAAACTAGCCAAATCAAAACTCATTATAGCTGGTGCGGATGTGCTATTTGTAATCGCATCATTCAAACTATATTGAATAGTATTAGAAGGTCTAGTAAAGTTTGCAGTAGCTTTAAAGCATACCGCTCCACTTCTACCAATAAAATTAGTTGAAGAACCCAAACTAAAACTGCCTGAAGAATTTAACCCTTTTTCTAAAATTTCTGTGATTCTTGGAACACTCATCAAATCACCTCTTTAGCTATATTATTTTTCTGTCTTTTTACTTTATTTATTAATTCTTGTTGTATTTTTGCTTCTTGATGTATTATTTCAGATAAATTTTCTTTAACTTCCTCTTCAAACTTATAGCCTAAGTTTTTCATTAATTCAATTTCATCTTTTTTATCTTCATCAATAAAGCACTTTCCATTCTTAAACCTAACCAATATTTCACCGCTTTTTGGGTGCAATACAATCAAGTTTTCCTTTTCACTTAAAAATATCATTTTATTACCTCTTAATATTCGTGATACTCTACACTTATTACAAGAGTATCACTTCCTCCAGATTTACTTGCAAGAGAAGCAGATATACGAGTATTTGGACTAAACAAAGGTGTTATTATAGCCTTAGTAAGTATCCCCGATTGTTGCGAATCTTTAACTACCCTAGTAGAACTACTAATTACTTCTTGTCCAGCTAATCCAGTCCATAACACTATTTGATAAGTATCTGTTGCACTTGCTTGACCTGTATTTATACAATGTATATCGAAAAGCTTATTTACAAAATTAGCTGGTATTACTTCAATCTTATTCCCTAGGGTCCAAGCTTGGACTCCTCCAGTAAGCGTAATTCCATCTGCAAGATATGGATAAGTTTTTTGTATAGCATGTATATGTCTTTCTAATATATAAATTTTGCCTAACAAAGTATTGTCTTCTTCATCATCATTAACTGTTCCTAATTCAGTAATAACTGAATCAATTTTGTCACTAAGAATCTTTAAACTATCACTATTTGAAGAAAATTCAATACCTTTTATATCATTAAATTCGTTAATGTTTTCATTTTCCAAAATAGAAAAAATTTCTTTTAACTTTGGTTCTATTCCCACATACTCATTTAAATCCATTTTTTACTACCTTCTAACTTACTTTAATTAAGCAGAAACTATAGTTTGTACGCTTGTTTTAGAGGCTACTGTATACCCTAATATTGTTGCTTGTGCAATTGTCAAAGTGTCTGTTTCTCCGGCCACCCAAGCATGTGCAGAGCCAGTTACAACTACACTTGCAATACCTTTTGTAAATGTCAACGTAGTACTTGCAATTGTTGCCGTTCCCAAAGTAGAAGTATCTCCAACACTTACACCAGTTGTAATTGCTTTATTAAACCAGTCGTGAACTTTGCCATCAGCACTCTTCAACTCAATTTTTACTGTTCTTGTCCAAGCTGCACTTGTTGCAACCTTGTCAACCGTTGCAGGACTTACTACAAATACTAAATCTCCTGCAAAAGCTTTTTCTAATTGTGCTAACTCATCTCTCAATTGAGGCATAAAGCCTAAATTATCTGAACTCATTCTATCACCTCATATTTTAAATAGTAGACCGATAAAGTCTACTATTAAGTATTTTTTAATCCTGTAATTGACCCATGAAATTCCTCAGGTCCATAATCTAATCCAATTTGAGAATAAATTTGACCACTCATAGCAGCCCCAACTTTAGCTAATTCTTCATCAACAACAAGTTGTCCTCCAACTGGACAAATCATTGGCTTACATACAGACATTTCAGTTAGATATAATTCGTCTGTAGGCATATAAGGCGCATACATAACTCCAACTTTTCCATATGGTGTAACAATTTGTTCTATAGCTACTCCGCCAACATTTCTATCAGCTGGTGCATATCCATATATATCAGACAAAACTTTAAGTTGATATGAGTTAACTAAAGCCATCATATTAGAAAATATTGCTCCATTATCTGCCATAGTTTTAAGCAATGTATCAATCATTGCTTTAGTTAGAAGAGCGGCTGATGCAGCAACTGTATTGGTAGAAATTGCATTTTTCAAGCCTCTACTTTTTGCAGCCGTTGAACTATTGGAAGCAGCTTGATAAGCACCTTGCAAGAATGTAAATTCTACATCTACTGCTAATTGTTGCAATGCTCCATTTCTTTGGAATGCAACCTCATCAGTAACGATTGGTTCGCCTGCTTGAGATAATCCGCCAATATCTCTAAAGGTTGACTGTTTGGCATAAGTTACACTATATTGCTTTTGAAATATTTGCACTGTATTATAATCTTGTGCTCTAGTATAAGTTGTAGCCGTTGGTGCTGTAATGCTTGCAGCTTCTGTAATAGCTGGTTGACTTGCTCCTGCCAAACTCCAAGCTTGAGCAATTGGAAAAGCAAAACTATTACAAGTTTTTGTGTTTTGTAATCCACCAATCGCGTTTAAGAAAGGTGTTCTATTTGCACCTATACGGTATAATATACCAAGGTAATTTAAGTCTTCTCTGTCAGTATATGCCATTTCTTACTCCTATTCTTGCAAATTTTTTATTTGACTATGTAAAGTCATCATCAAATTTGCATCGCCAGCGTTTTCCGCAGCGTTATATTTTTCTATTAATATTTGTTTTTGAGTCGATGTTTTTGGCTTAAATCCAGCATCGTTTGGTTTTGTTGATTCTATAGTTTGTGTAGGAAACATGTTAGAATATTTAGTCCTTAAGTCTCCTAAATTAAAATCAACTTTACCATCAACGATATTTACACTATTAAAATCAATTTGACTCATTAATAAGTCTGGATGAATAGCCCTCTCATTCATTAACAATTCTTTTATTGCACTCTTTTTTACTATATTATTTATTTCAGTATCTTTAAGCTGTAAATCTTGATTATGTTTCTCTTGAAGTTGTTTGAATTGTTCTTGTAATTCTTTATTACTTCCTACAATTTTCTCAACTTCTATACTGTTTTTTTCGAATGAAGTAACCTTTTCTTTTAACATTTTATTTTCTGTGTTAATATCATCAAATTTTTGTTTAGGGATATAATTACCATCATTTATAATTAACTTCTTATCACCTAATTTTGACATAACTTGATTATAAAGTTCTTCACCTAATATTTCATTGATTTCCATAATTTTATTCTCCTTGTCTATTAGTTTTTTTAGTGTAACCCACCACCTAGACCAATTTTTTACAGATTTGAAACTGCAATTTACTAATAATTTAATTGTATATATTTTCTATAATTAATTCAACTACTTAAGATAATTTTGTCAACAACTTTAAATGTTTTACTTCATCAAATAGAAATGATTTTAGTTTGTTTGCCCAAAAGTTAATTATAACCAAATATTTTCTATTTCGGCTCTTATCTCTAATATTGATGAATATTTTTTCATTGAACTAACCTGATCTTTTAAAATGTCAAATGGACAAATTGGAGTAAAAGTTAACTCATTGTTATGATATTTAGTTAACATATCCTCAAGCTTTCTAATTCTAATTCTCAACTGATAATATTCTGCTTTAAATCTTAAAATATAGTTATCACTTTTCATCATCTCAATTGTTTTTTCTAATTCTAACCCCGAAACAACCGGAGTACTCGGACAATTTATCTTTTTGTCCTATCTTGTACAGTCATCGCAACTTGTTACTTTTTCATTACATTCTGGTTTCATTCAAATATCTCCTTAAATTCAATTATTCTCAAATACAGCCCTAGTTTTACATCTACAATTTATATCTAAACTTGCTACCCCAAATCCCCCAGGAAATTCAGCTTTATATCCATTAAAATGAAAATATCCATCTTTATCCGCATATTTACCATTTAATGTTTTGTGAGCATCTCTTACTTTTTTATCCATTGTAGCTACCCACATTTTTTTAAACTTTAATCCTGTTTTTTCAGCTTGTTTGTATACCTCATTTATTGCCATGTTTTCGACTCTATTCATTTCAGTTTGTATAATTCTATTCTGCTTATATTCAGATGTTTTAAGAGCCTTTAGAATCTCTTTGTCTAACTGCTTTAAATCTGTTCCTCTAATTAGTGCTGCTGTAATAATTTCTTTTATTTTCAAAAAAGTATCTTGCTTATTCTTGTTTATTCTGTCTTTAATTGTTAATCCTGATATTGGTAAATTAATATCTTCAATCATTTTTTTAGCTTCAATTATTGCAATCTCAATTTCTTTTTCAGCAAGTTTTACAAGTTTCTTAGCTTCACTCAAATAATTATCCTTATAATTTTTCTTGAGCAAAGCAAGTAATAATAAATTTTGCTCATTAAATAAATTATTTACATATTTAAATAATTTTTCTTCAAGTTTAGACAATCTATCATATTTCTTCATAATGTCATAAGTTAACAATCCTGCTGCTGCAAATTTTATAAATGAAGCTGACAAATCATTATTTATCCCTTGATGAAGTTCGTCAAAACTTTGTATGTTTCTATTCTGCATTTCAGTTTCATAATTATTCAACACTATCACTCATTTCATTGTCTGAGTTATCCACAGAGTTATCCACATTTTCGACATTTTTCGATTCTTGCATAGTCATATTTTCTTGTTGTGTATTGAAATATATTTCTCTTTCTGCTTCTTTTTCTGTCTCCATTTGAGTCAGTTCATCTTCAACATCAGAAACCCAAGGATGATTAGATATAATTGTTTTATTACTTATAATTCCTGCAGATTTTTGACACATATCTACAATTTCTAAATTATTAATTACCAAACTTCTATTGTAAATTATTTCAATTAGTTTAATATCATCTTGTTGCATATTTCTAAATTTTAAGAATTCATTAGCAAACCAAAAAACTTTTTTGAGAAATTTTGTAACGTTTAGTTCAAAATCATTCGCTTTCAGATCTAATTGTGTATACCTATTTGTTATAACAATATTGGTTATATTTCCATCTCCAACCTTGTTGCTGTCAACGCCTTGTCCAAACTCAAAAATACTCTCTCTAAGCGATTCTTTAAGCTTAAGACGTGCTTCAAATGGTATTTCGTTCTTCATATACTCAGCGTTGCCCTCATCGTCTAAAGGCAATACCTTATATTTTTTTACATACACTAAGAATTCCTCAAGTCTATCAGTCATTCCACCATAATTTATCAATTTTATAATTGCTTCTTGCAAGTCTTCAATATTGTTAGAAAAGTCACTTATATTCTTATCATAACAGTCAATAAAGGCTTTTATAGGTACTAAGTCTGTCAATTTCTCGTCATTATTGAAAAGTGGTATAAAAGGAACTTTTCCCCAACTATGATCTTCTTTATATGTCAATTCTCCTAAGCTATAATTGTTAATCATCCAATGCGGTGCTGGATTTATTTCTACCATGCTGTCTAAAACAAAATTTCCCTCTAAGTCCTGTTCATAAAAAGTAACTTCTTTTGCTGTCCATTGCTCAACCTTGTATCTATTTATTTTAGTTCCCTTATCGTTTATAACTGTAAATGTATAATATCTAATAATTTGAATTAACTCATCTTGATATCTTGTGTCAAATATTGGTATTATTTCCTCTGAATCTATAACCTTTGTTTCTAGCTCGTTATTTTCATTTATAAATATATGTAACCATCCAAAAGCCTTTTTGCAAGCCTGCTTACCAACATCCCTAATAAATTCATTGATATCTAAAACCTGCTTTATGTTGTCAGCATTATTTAGTGTAATTGGTTTACTTAAAGAATAGTTTACTTTTTGGTCTATAAGTGTTTTAAGAAAACCGTGAGGAAGCTTATTATTAGCTCTAAATTCATCCTTTACATTTCTGCCTTGACTATAATACTCAAAGACTCTTTCGTAAATAGCAGAATTATTTGAGCAATAGTAATTTTCGCCATCTTCCATATTTTTCTTGGATGCAGAAATAAGATCACTTTGTATAATTTCGCTTATTACTTCTGAGTCTGTTACTGCTTTATTTGCATTTAACTGCATTTTGAGCAAATCTAAGTCATACACATACATTGTTTTTCCTCCTACTGTATTTTATTATTTTCGCAGCCATACACAACCTTTTTTAGTGTATCATCAACACTTACAAAGCTTCCTGTAACTACACTAGCTGTTACAATTGTGCTGCTTGCTACATTTCTATAATTAATATTATCATTAAAATTTGTAAAAAACTTAAATATAATTAAAAAAGAAAAATATATTACAAATGTCCAAAGTAAAGCCTTTAATATATCCATTTTATTCCTCATTATCTCATAAACTTAATTTCTCTTCCAAACATTATTGTGTTTACGAAATATCTTTCTTCATCTTTAGTATGATCGTTAATCTTCAAAGGCTTATCTTGTCCTTTTAAACTTGCCTTCTCATCCCAACAATATGATGCAAATTCCTTAAAAGAATTCTTACAACAGTCATTAAATAATAAATCACCTTTATTTAATACAGTTGAATAATTTTTTATGCCTTCATCAACATCATTTTTTGCTTTATATATTTTAGCAATTTGTCTAGTCTTTAACTCTGCAATAAAACTAGATGCAGAAGGGTCTACAACTATACCTCTTATTATTTTGCCTTTTGCAAAATTAACTAAATCATCCGCATACTCTTTATCTGTTTTTTGTCTCTCAGCTTCTCTGCCAGAAAAATAATATTCATCTATCTTATACCACTTATCTCTTAGCTTCCCATACATTCCAAAAACACAAGGGTTATAAGTTCCATAGTCGCAAGATATATAATACTCTGTATAGTCTCTATTTTCTGTTTTAACAACATGTTTTGATTCAGAGAACATATCATAGATTATGCCGTCTGCAACAACCCATAGCCCTAATATAAAGCGTTTATAGAATAACCCAGAGTATCGCAATCTATATCGTTCCTTTATTGATTCAGATAAAGTTAGATTGTCTTCCATTGTAAAATGAAGCTTCAACATGTTTTTTTCTTTACACTTATCTATCCAATCGGTTTTAAACCAGTGCTTAGGAGAATCTGGATTACAGTTAAACCAAAATTTACTGCCTTCCACAGAACACCTACCAGTAGCTTGGTTAACGAAAGATTCAGGCATTAAAGCAACCTCATCAAATAGTATGCCTGACAATGTAAGCCCTTGAATTAAGTCCTGACTTGATTCATCTCTTCCACCGAAAAAGAAGAATATATTAGACACTTCATTAAAGGTAATTGTTGCAAGGTTCTCGTTTCTAATCTCGTGAATCTGATACCCAAAACTTATTAATGCCTGCTTTAACCACATCCAAACATTTCTCTTAAAGCTTCCCACAGTTTTTCCACACATAGCAAAGTTATTATCTCTGAATGTACTCATTGCCCAAATAACAAAACTTACAGCTAAAGAAACTGTTTTACCTGCCCTTATCGCACCATCGCAAATTATTCCGTCATACTGGCTTTTATAGTGCCACCACGTCAACACTTTTTTCTGCTTAAGACTAAACTGTTTAAATTTAAAATTAGATTTTTGTATTCTTCTATTCATCTAATTTTATCACCTCATTGCCAAGAATCATAAAGCCTAAATTTCTATTTCTACAACATTTATATATTTTATCTGCATCAATAATAACCTGTTCAAATATGTCAGCCTCCATTGCAATCTGTGCAATTTCCCTACTTCTTTCAATATAACTATATCTACTCAGATCATCAAGCAACTTCTTATCTATTTCCTTATTATACCATGCCATTCTAGACGCCAAAATTTTTATTATATTTTTTTCATCTGCTTTCCTTAATCCTAAAAACATAACTCGCTTTGTAACTTATATCCTTCAAGCTCCCAAATCTTGTTAAAAGCATTTTCATATGCGATATCTTCACCAATTTGTTTATTAAAATTATTTGGATCCACACAAGAAGAAAACCCAATCACTTCGAAACCATTTTTTAAAGTTAAACAACAAATTGTAGTTTTTAATCCAACTACAAAATATTCAGTCTTAACTATTTGATCTCTTATTCCTTTTTCCGTAACTTTATTTAACATTTTATACCTCCATTATTTTATAAAAATTTTATTCAGCATTTTCTTCATCGTCCCAAATATCCTCTTGTTGTTTTAATGCCTCTACAAACCCGTTATCGTTTGTCTGTGATTCATCTTTAATTAAACCTAGCTTCATTTTCTCTAATTGCAGCTTTTCTATATCTAATTTTAATTTTTCCTTTTCGATCAATAATTTTTCCGCATCCATATTTGACCTAATTATTTCAAGTTCAAGCCTTCTTTTCTGAATGTCGTTCTGATAGACAGTTCTAAGCACAGACACAGATAAATCCTTTAATTTATTTACGTTAATTTGTTTTAGTTCTCTCTCTTGCCCCATCATATTGAACATTTTATTTAGTTCATGATCCAGAACATATTGAGTTTTTCGAATGATTGTATTAGTCATCACCTCAACACAATCATCAGCGCCTAACAGCTTATCAAAGTTATTTCCTTGTCCAGTACCGCTCAAATCATTTACGATATCTTTTCCGCTTAATTCCTTAAAATCAATATTATCCATATTTTGTATTTTATTAGAAATATTGGTAGGTGGTTCTTTCTCCATATTTTGTATTTTATCTAGAAAGCTTGTTCCCATTTTTAAACTTTTTTCTATTTCAACTTTTGCTTTTACTCTTGCTCTTGCTTTAATAAATGTTTTATATTCTACTCCGTACATTTTGCAAAAGTCAGAAGGCTTCATTCCAGAGTCTAGTTGTTGCCCTACTATCTCGAACCACTCATCATCACTTCTTTTACTCTTTTTATCTCTTTTTTCCATCTTATCACCTCATTTCAAAAATTAACTATCTAACATAATTATATCATTTTATTATAATTTTCCAAACAAAAAACACTAGAAATCGGATTATCTAGTGTTTTTCTGCAAATGTTAAACTATATGCAATATTAAATTTTTAGTATATTTTCTAATTTGAATATATTAATTATACATTTTTTCAACAAAAAAAGAAACATAAGAATATTTTTTATTAATAAACTTAGTTCCTTTTTTATCCATCAAAAAATCTTTAAAATTAAATTGCACTAGATAATTGTAACGACCCTTTAATTATATCACAAATCAATAAAAATAAACAAAAAAAATAAAGCACAATTTGGAGAATATGCTTTATTTTAACATCATGAATAATTATCAATTATCAATATTTAAATGCTTTCAAGTTCATAACAAGGATTAATTATATTTTACCCTAATTCCTAAAATTGTTCAATATTTTATTGTATCTTAACAAAATCAACCCGTTCTCCATAGTATCCATTACTTGAACCAAACCATCTAAGAGTCACATATCCTTTTACTGTTCCAATCTTATAAAATGTCCAAGTAAAACTTTCATCTTGATAACAATCTATTTCTTCGTTTTTATCATAGCTTGTTTCTTCTTCAGCCATTAAAATTTCACTATTCAGAATATCTTTAACTTCTCCTATTATGTCATAAAGATAAACATTTTCACAACATTCCTGGTCATGGTGCATCTCATAAATACTACCACACTCACATTTTATTGTTAAAATTTCAGTTTCATCACTATATTTAAAATCTATAATTGTCTTTCCTAATAAATCACTAATTTCAATTTCATTTTCCCAGTAAAACATTTTTATTTTCTCCTTTTCAAATTATATTTATATTTTATCGCTTGTGCGTTTTTAATAAAGACAAATTCATTGCCACAATTCAATAATTTTTAACATACTTATTTAATAGCTTCTCAACTCAATATATTTCATTATTGATGAAGCAATACAATTTATATATACCTCAGAATCAATTTAAGGCATATAGAACAAGTTTAATCTTTATCAATCATAATTGATATCATTTGAGTTTTATCTTCATCAAATAGAGATATTTCGTGTTTGGTCAATAAATAACAAATATTTACTATAATAATTATAAAATATCAATTGTAAAAAAATACTAGACACTTTAGACGTTTTGCAAAATTGAAAAATAAAAACGTCTAACCTTCAAACATAGTAAAATGAATACTACTCGACGCTTTAGACACTTTAGACACTTTTATTTAAAAGTTTTATACGTATATATAAAAAGATATATACGTGTGTAAGGAAATGTTTCAAAAAAAAACGTCTAAAGTGTCTAATTGCGTCTAAACCCTCTAGAATAAGGATTTTTTCTTAGACGTTTTTACTTTTTGAAAATGTCGAAACGTCTAAAGTGTCTAAAATAATAAAAAAAACAGCTAGTTTTTAGCTGTTTAGTTAAATTCTTGAATTAATTTTTCTTTAAAAGTTGTCTTTCTTAACCAATCTTGTTTTCTAGTTGCTGCTTTGTTAATTATTTCCTTTTCTCCTAATATTATAACATGCTTTTTACCTCTTGTAATCGCTGTATATAAAAGTTTATGATTTAAAATAGGGTTGTCTTTATCTATAATTATTATAATATACTCATATTCTGAACCTTGTAATTTATGAACAGTAGTTGCATATGCAAGCTTAATTTGGCTGTATTCTCCTTTAGTAAACTCAACAATTCTTTCAGAATCATAAAAATATACAGTTGTTATTTCTGTTTTTTTCTTGTCTGTTATTTGTTCTTCTCTTATGGATTGAACTATTCCAAAATCTCCATTTACAATTCCCCTATCAGAATCATTTTTTAAATTTATTACTTTATCATTTACAGCAAATCTATTTTTATTATCTCTTCTAAATTTTTCATTTATAACATCACATGTTTTATTAAGAGATGTTGTTATTTGTACATTTCTATAAAAATCTACATCAGATAAAAATTTTGGTCTAATTTTTGCAATTAAAGTATCTAGTAATTGTTCGCTAAACTCCTTAACAAAAAATTCATTTGTTTTAAGTTCTACATTTACAGGCAAAGCATTTCTAACATTTGTAGACTCTTGTATTATTACATTTCCTTCCTGCTGTCTAAATGTTTTTGTTAATTTTACATGTTTTATTTTGTTTGATTCAAGCAAATCACTTAATACTTTTCCAGAACCAACAGATTGTAATTGATAAGGATCACCAATCATTATTACTTTTATTATATTAAGCTCTTTTTCAATTATTAACCTAAGCAATCTATAAAATAATATTTGATCGACCATACTAAATTCATCTACAATTAAAATCTTTTTACTGTTTATGCTACATTTAAACTTATCAAAAAAATAATCTCCATCAAGATCTTCATCAGATTCTAAAATGTAAGTTAAAGAATGAATTGTTCTAGCTTGTCTATTTGTAACCTCTCTCATTCTTAATGCTGCTTTTCCTGTTGGTGCTAATAGTATGCATTCATATCCATGTGATTCTAAACATTCAATCGCACACTTTGTAACTGTAGTTTTTCCTGTTCCAGCTCCACCAGTAAGAATTGATAATGGCTCTTTAAATAGAACTTTTACAGCTTCTTTTTGTGTTTCATGTAATTGGTAATTTCTGTCTTCATATTCTTCTATAATATCTTGTATATTATTATTTAGTTCTCTATAAAAACTTTTTGATAAAATTTTTGCACTTTTTATTTCAGCATTATATACTTCTTTTAAATAAACATTTTCATTTTCAACATATAGCAAATCATTTTTCAATATAGACTCTACTGAACAATTTATTTTATTTTCTAATAAATATTTAGTAAAGTCGTTTAGTTCAATGTAATTACTTTGTTTAGAATTAAATTCATTAAACTTATATTCTATTAAATACTTAATTCTTGTTTCATCATTTAAATCTATATTAAACTTATTTATGCAAATTTCATCTGTCTTCTTAAATCCAATCAGTGGCTTGAGCGTTTCATATGGAAATAATTTTATTTTCTCCATTGCACATTCGCCAAATTCTTTTATTAACTTTTGAGCCATATTTCTACTATCAAGCAAAAGTATTATATTATAAAAATCTCTTTTGTTTATTTCTTCTTCAAGTTGTCTTTCTATTAATTGCTTTCTTTTATTTCCTATTCCATTTATTTTCTTTCCGTTTTTTAGAGCTTCTAATAATTCTTTTACTGTAGAAAATCCATTATCACTCATTATTGATGAAGCTTTGCTTGAACTAATTCCTTTTACGTCTGAGAGTATTAATATTTGATATTCAAGAGAATTTTCATTAATTTCTTGAGTATCAACAAATATTATCTTTCTATCATGATTTTGTTTTTCATTTCCAATTATTATTATGTCTTCAATAATTCTTATCTCGTCCTTTGATGCAATTGTTATTCTTTCTTTAAAGAGATTTGTTGAATCATAAAAATTCCAGTCTGATTTATAATTGTTTCTTTTAACAAAATTGTATTCACTGTTCTTAAAAATATATTTCATGTTATCTCCTCTTTTCTTAAGTTATATAAATAGTGTACACTAAAAAAATATATGAGTCAATAATAAAAGAATAAATAAATAAAATAATGTTCACTTTTATGTATTGACTTATAATTAAAATTGATGTACACTATTTTTACAACTAATAAAATGGAGGTGAAAAAATGGAAAACAAGAATTATACAAGAAGAATATTAAAAAGAAATGATTATTCTTCATATATAACAATTCCAAAAAAACTAATGGAAAAAATGAATATAAAGAATGATGATGTAATAGAAATTAAAATATGTGATGACATTCTAATTATCACAAAGAGCAAAGGAGAAATACATGTTTAGAGAATTGTTATTAGAAGAATTTAATATAAATATGGAAAGTGAAATTGAAGCTGAAAAAATTTATTCAAAACTTACATCTGTTACAGCAGAAAATACACAGCATTACAGATGGAGTGTAGATAAGAATTCAGGTGAAAATTATATAATAAGTTTTTTCCCAAAAATATTTTATGATAAGTTTTTTAAAAAACAAAAAATTATATCAATATCAGGAACTGAAAACATTTATAAATATAATACTGAAAAGGGAATATATGAAAAGTATGATTTTAAAAGCGATATAATGAAGTTAATGAATGTAAAAGATCCAAATATAGATAAAAATCCTATCAAGGTTATAAATATAATAAAGATAGAAAACAGCATAAATCCAAACGAAATAAATAAAGATGATGATTATATTAATTTTAGAAATGGAATGTTTAACCTGAAAACAAAACAATTAGAAGAACATTCAGATAAGTTTCTAAGTACAAGACAAGTTCAGTCAAACTACAATATAAATAGTTCAAGTATAAAAGGAACAAAATTTGAAAAATATTTATCAGACAGCTTTTATCCTGAAGATATTCCAACGCTACAGGAGTGGATTGGTTATTGTCTTAGTAATTATATGGGTGCTCAAAAATTTTGTGTATTTAACGGCGAAGGAGAGAATGGAAAAGGTACTCTTATAAGGATAATTTCATCTATATTTGACGAAGAATTTGTTTCATCTGTAGATCTATCAAGGTTAAGCAGACAAGAATATGCAGCAAGATTATTTGGAAAAGCTATGAATGTATGTGGTGATATTTCAGACTCTTATATAAAAGATAGTAGTTTAATAAAACAACTTACTGGAGAAGATTCTATCGAAGCAAAAGAACTATACTCAAATCCATTCAACTTTTTAAACAAAGCAAAGATAACCTTTTCTTGCAACAAACTTCCACAAACATCAGACAAAACAATAGGCTTTTTAAGAAGATTGCTTGTTATAAGTTGTGATAAAAAACTAATAAAAAAAATTGATGGATTATCAAAAATGATAATAACTGAAGAACTTGAAAAAGTTATAAATTGGTCAATGGTTGGGTTATATAGATTAATAGAAAATGGATTTAAGTTTACTACATCAGAAAAAACAGACAACAATGTGATTCTTTATAAAAAACAAAATGATAATATATTAAGTTTTGTAGAAGATTATTGTCATATTACAAATGATTGCGAAACAGTACCTAAAAATGAGTTTATAATGTTTTATAAGGAATATTGTAAGATGAATAATATAATGCCTCAAAGCAGTAGAAATATACAAAATTATATGAGAGAAAAAAATGTATTAGAAATAAGAACTACAATTAGAAGTTGGAAAGGCATAATGTGGGATATAACAATAAAAGAGCTTGTTGACTCTTATAATTTGTCAAACAAACTCACTGGAAACAATAAGTATGAAATTAAAGGACACTGCAAATATAACTTAAACTTGCTCAGTGACGATGAAAAAATAATAGCTTTTAAATAAATATTAGAATATTAGATGTGGTAATCTACTATTCATTAACAGCTTGAATATGTAGCAATATTCAAGCAAATTATTTTATTTGTTTTGTTATTTTATATATACATTGTATCATAATTATTACACAAAGTAAAGTTTATTGTAATAATTATGAAAAAGTTTAGAAAGAAAAGTAAAATTTTTGAATAACTAAAATTAAAGGAGAATAATAAATGAAAAGGTTAGTAATAAATGAAAACGATGAGGAAATGTTAAAAATATTCAAAGTAATGGTATATCGTAAATTAATAGGCGAAAGAAAAAGAACTATAGATTTTGAATATAGATACATTTATGCAAAAAATGAAAAGATAAGAGACTCAGAAACATTATATATAAAATGTAATTTGTGCACTGGAAATAGCATTTGCAAAACAAGTAAATCCGTAAATCATTGTGAATTAATTGATTTAAGTGATAAATCAATTAAATATATTGCAAAGAATCTAACCAAATTTTTTACTGATAGCTGTACATTTTTAAAAAAGGAGAATAAGAAATGAAAAACATTGAAATAATTATTAATGTTAGTACTGGAATATTTTCAGTTTTGGTTTTATTTTATAGCTGGAGGTTAATGAAATGATAATTGGTTTGCAACATTTTAACAAAAAAGAAGATTTAGTTAAAATTAAAACTATTTGTTTATACTGTGAGGAATGGTTTGATGTAAAAATTACTGTGCAGGAGTATAATAATATTCTTAGCTATAAAGATCACATAGAACTAAAATGCAAAGAGTGTGAAGATAATTGTAATAAATTAATAAAAACTTTAACGCAAAAATAGAGTATCTAGAAGATGATACTCTACATGCAGAATTAAGAAAGATTACCTCTCTTATATTATTTTTATTAATCTTATTATAACAAAAAGAGAGCCTTTTTAGTAGACTCTCTTTAAATTTTTACATATTGTTTGACTAGATCTTAAATAATCACATCTCAAAAATGAAAATAACCCTAAATTCATTTATTTTTTTATCGACTATTTAATTATACCAAAAATGATACAGCTGCTGCAATAAGTTTTTATCTTCATCAAAAAGAAACAAATTAAGTTTTTCGTCCTTAGATCTATTACCCTACCCCAATGAAAAAATGAGGTGATAAAAAATGATTACAATGAAATACAATCATTCTAAAGAATCTGAACAAAAAGTTCTTAAGTCTTTAGATATTTTAAATAATATGATAATAGAAAGCAAAATAACAGACATTCTAGATTTTATTGAGCAACTGACTATAATTAGAACAATGATAAATAACAGAGTCGAATTTGGCGAATATAACAGCTCTACTCTTGACAAAATAGATAGTATAATTGTAAGAGCTTTACAACTAATTGTAGAAAGTGAGTGAAATGAAAGATGATATTAAGAATACCGAAGAAAGAGTTATTACTTATTTAAATAAATTAAAGAAAGATACTAAGTTAAACAATATTAAAATGTCTGAATGGTTTAGATTATTAAGCAGCCTTTATGATCTAAAAATATATATAAGAACTAGAGTTGAAGCTGGACGCTTTGAATATGATACATTAATATTAATTGATGATGTTATAGATATTGTGATTAATGCTTATATTTAGCTGGCCAGACCTAGAATATTTAGCTGGCCAGACCTAGAATATTTAGCTGGCCAGACCTAGAATATTTAGCTGGCCAGACCTAGAATATTTCTATTTGATGAAGTAAAAGAACTCTATAC